TGGTACTAATGTTTTTGAAGGATCAACGGTAGATACAAGTTTGCTACCTCTTATCCAACTTATAAAATTTAAAATATCCATTGTAATTATTATGAGTTAATGATCATAAAGTGAACTTTTGCAAGACCATTTAATGCAGCTAAAGCATCTGTATTAGTAATAATAATTTTAGTAACACCATTACCAATATCAGTTGTAACTACAGGGCTACCAGCTGTTCCTTTATATTCTAATGAAACTAACAATACAGAAGTTGTTAAGAGTTTATCACTAAACAATTGAAATGTGTTAGAAGCTCCTGCTGCAGTTGTAAGTGATAGAGTTGTTACAACACCACAATGTGTATCAAGTGTAACTGGAGTAGTAGTACTAGTAATTTGAGTAACTGCTCCTTTATCATATAATGACTGTAATGGTGCAGCATTTACCGCAAGTGGTAACCAAGCATCATCTCTACTAGGGTCTTTAGCACCAACTGCTAATAAGTTTTCTACATCGGTTGGAAGGGTTTTTCTATAGTTACCAGCTTTAATCCAAGAAATAAAATTTAAAATATCCATGACGTTTTGTTTTTAAAAATAATTATATACACTATATCTATAATATAATAAAAATTATCCAGATAACAAACTATTCAGAAACTAATTCTTTATATATTTCCATTGTATCATCCACTAGAATGACACCCTTATCAGTTTCTACGTGCAGCTGAGTATCACTAATCACCTCAATGGGTCCTATGATTGTGTACTCTATTCCGTTTATATTAATCATATATCTGTACTATTACTCTTTTGTGTCCTAAGTTATCAGGAGTAGTGGTTGAATTTTGTACTGCAAAAATTAAGTAATAAGCAGTAGCAGGATTGAATGGTACCAGTGTAATTCCACCCACTGTAAAATCTGTACTGGATGCGGTTGTAGGAATAAACACATTTAAGTTTGTTCCATCAAAATAAAAATTTCTATCAAATCTTTGATGGTAAGTTGCAGCATTCATTTGTGCAGCAGTTGCTAGTAGTGTTGCACCGCTTAAAGAATTTGAAGTATTGATATAAATTCTACCCGTTGAAGTGGTTGAGCCTGCACTCTTTGTAAGTAAATTCTTAATGTAGATAGTATTATTTGTGGATATAGTACCTGCAGGTATCAATACTGATGCACTAATTTGATTGGTGTTACCTGTTAGGTTGCTACCATTAACGCTTGTAAGTGTCCTTGGGTTAGTAGTTATATTCCCACTACCCAACAATGATGTTGAGTTTAAGGTCTTGATACTGGTACCTGATACTAGTATAGGTTGATAAGTAGTAGCTGCTGTTGCTGCTGTAAGATAAGGTGTTAATGCTGAAGAAGTTATGAATCCATTAGGATTTGTAAGAGGATAATATTGTAAATTATAAGTGGATAAACCATTATTCCATTGTACACCAGGGTTTGGGTAGGTACCTAATAAATCACCCCCAGCAGGGCCTGTAGGTGAGCCACCACCCCCGCTTCCTGTTGTTTTTGGCTTACCATCTGGACCAGTTACTTCTATTCCAGCACCAAATATGTTACCATTCTTATCAACTAGTTGCATAGTCTAATCCGTAAATATAATATGTTGTTCCTGGAATATCTGAATAAGCAGTTATCTTGTCTCCAGCTTTTAGTGCATATGTAAGACTATCACTAACTGTATCTCCAGCAGCTAAGTTAAATTCATATAATACTTCGCTAGTAGCTGTTAATGCGTCATATCTTTCTATGGTTAGTACATAAGCTAAAGGATTGTAAAATCTCATTGTTACTACTTTAGTAGATAATGAAGCTATACTACCTGTAGCTAGTATAGTACCAAGTAAACTTAACTCACCTTGTTCAATGATTTCTGCCATACTCTAATATACAAAAAAATCCCCAGCTTTGCAACCGGGGATTTACCTGTTTGTATTAACCTTAAACTAGAGATACAGGTTACAGTAGTAGGCCGATTGCTAGTGCAAGACCTAACATAAGTGCAATACAAATATTTGCAAGTTTAAAATCATCTTCATTAATTACATATTTCTGTGAGATTTTATCATACACAGGCTTATATAGTAAATGTGCTATTGCCCATAACATAGCAATAACTGTAAACATGATTATAACTGCAACTATTCTCATTATTTCATTTTTAATAGTTTCTCTGACAATAACAATGTTCTTGTGATATCTCCAATTGCTTGATCAAACAATAAACTTTTTACTGGTGATCTGTTTTCATTGTAGTTATCCTTAAGAGTTTCTGTCAGTTTAGAAAACATTTCTCTAATTTCAATAATTTCTGCAGACTCATTGATCTCTTCTGAGTCTAATCCAACTAAGATATCTCCAAAAGAGTATACCTTAGTTTCTTTAAATGCTAGTTCTTCGCTCATAATTTATCTATTCTTCGTTGTAAATATACTAAAGCTTTTTGTAAATCTTCTTTCTTAGTAGAAGTTTTTTTACCAGCTCTTACAATGTACTTGATAACATTACCAAGATAAAAATCTTCATCTAATCCCCAAGATTCTAGTACATTAAATACCTCATAAGTATTTCCTGCTCCACCATAATACTGTGGTCTATCAAGATTTATGATCCTATCTTCAAGTGGTATCTCTTTAGATACTATCTTATCAAACGGTGTATGCATTTTACTGCTATACAGCTCTTCTGATCCTTCTGTTAAGTTTACCATACTATTGCAATGTCTCTTTCAGCTACCATTAACTTCATTCCATCTTCTAGTTCTACTGCTTCTGATGCTTGTAGTCCAGTGATTCCCATATACACTTTATCCCCCACCTTTACTGATTCTACTTCATCCCCTATAGCATAGACTTCTAGTTTAGTCCATGTTTTTCTCATGTCCATTTCAATTGCTTGCTTGTCAGCTTCACTTAATTCAAATGGAGATTCTTTTACTTCTGGTTTGTTTAACAAAACCCTTTTTCCTTTTAATTGCATTGTATTGATTTTTAATTAAAGACAAATATAAACAAATTTATTTACCTTGTCCTCTATATAACTTTTTATATTTCTTGCTAGACTTTAGATTACTAGTTTTAGATTTAGCATGTATACCTGGACGGGATACTTTTGGACTTTCAATCTTAGTTGATATTTCTTTTATTTTTGCCATGATATAAATTATTAAGTACTATATAATATACTCAATTTTTTATTATCCGGTTATATGTAATATTGTTTTTTGCCCTTATGTCCTTGTGAGTAAACTGCCAGAACTCTCCTGTATCATTTAGAATCACAGTGTATATAGTATCTGTTTCATGCCCATAGTCAGTTACTAACCAAATGATCCCCGGGCCTTTTGGTGTGTTTACTTCTACTCTATTGGTTGGTTCATAGATCATAGTTCTCTATCTTAATTTTTTCATCCCTCTCTACTAGTCTTGTGTAAAGTTCAATATCTTTACTCCACTCTTTCCCTGTCCAGAATTCAAATCCTAAATAGTTTGACTTATACAGACAGCATTTCTCATATCCTCCTAGCAAATATACATATTCACAGCCAAGTATCTTAGCAGTTTCACATTCATACATTTGAGCTACAGTTCCTAGAGAAAGTTTAGGGTCAGCATAATTCCAGATAAATTGATATGCTACAAATTGTGTATCAAACTGTTTATATAAACTTATCCCTACCAATGTATTTGCCCAGTACTCTATGACATTACAATCCTTAAAAGATTCTAGTTTAATATCCCGCTTGAATCCATGATGTGTACAATACTTATCATACAACTCCAGGTAAGCTTCTAGATTACCAACAATATCCCCGTGTTCTAGTATAATTCTTTTAGATAATTTCTTTGTAGTTTTAGTTGGCTTGTATTCTGCTAGATTTATCCGGGTACTTCTTTCATTGTACCATTTACCTTCCCAGGGAATCCATCCTTCTTTAAGTGCATCTATAGAAGATTCATTTTCTTCTAGTATACCATAAGCACAATTTACTATAATCTCTAGATCACTTACTTTACCAAAACCATTAATGTGATCAAAATATATTTTCACTTTCTTGAGAAGAAGTTCTTCTTTGGTGCTTCTACCTTGGTAGTCTTTAGTTTTTCTATGATCTTGTTTGCTTGTTCTTCAGCAAATCCAATAGCCTCTTCTTCTTTGTCTTTGATATCCCCGTTGTTTAGTAGAATACTCATATGCATAGTTTCATGCATAACAGCTGTTGCCTTCTCTGTAGGATTATACTTTTTGAAAGTACCCATGTTCAAAAACAAGAATGGTTTGTATGGATCTTTAGCTGTCAACTTCTTATCCGCGGGATCATAGTTAGTCCACCCATATATGTAAACACCATTACCTTTGGTCTTGTCTACTTCTTCAGCTTGTGCATCTTTACGGTTTAACCCATGCATTTCCGGGACATTGTAATAGTCAAATATCTCAGTAGCATCATTACCAATAAGCAGGACATACTTGCCCATGTCTATCTTCTTCATATACTAATATACAAATTATTTTGCACACTTACTATAGGCATCACACTTTTGGGAGGACTTGCACCCAGACATAAGACACCCAATAGCTAATCCTACACATATACCTAATACATATAGGAAGAATAGTTTCCATTTTTCCATAAGACAAATATAAATAAAATAACAAAGGCCTGGGCTTTCAACTCCAGACCTTTGCTGTATTAACCCTTAAAAATTATGAGACAAATATAAAACTAAATTTTTAAATTCCAAACCGGTAGGCAAAATATTTTATTGGAGAGGGTGAGTGGGGTCATACATAAAACACCCCCCGGGGACCAAGCCAGCGGGAGCCACCCCCCATGAAATCTGAGGCAAAGACCTGTGTTACAGAAATATTTTGCAAATGTATTGCTAGGAAAAATGTTTCTGACTGACTAGCAAGGCAAGTGCATGTGGATGCTAAGACTATGCTTGTGCTACATGACTAGTGATCCAAGGGTGTGCATGCTATGCCAAGCCTAAGTATATATACTATGTAATGACTAAGGGACTAGTAACAGCCACCGCGCAGAAGGCAAGCTGCTTCATACTTCAGCCCTTTGCCTTCTCTGCCTTTGCCCTACACGCACAGAGCCCTTACTAAGACTTTAGCCTTCTCTATCGTTCAGACTTAAGCCTTAGTAAATGCTCTTAGCCAAAGCTCATCATTCATTCTATAGGTGTGGCTGCGCCACTAGCTTTCTGTCTTTCTTTCATTTTAATCTTTAATAAGAATAGGATGATAGGCATTTAAATTGTAAGACCTATTGTTAACTCACCATGGTTGGGCCTCTACATGGAGCATGAGTTAGTACAAAGCCAAATGGCAGGGAAGACGTTCTCTGCAGGAAAGCAGGGAAGACGTTCCCTGTTTTTTTTTGAATCTTTAGTAATATGTTAACCATTAAATTTTAAAGTTATGCGCGTAGATATTTTCAGCATTCTTGCATCTGATGCAACAGAATTAACCAAAATGCAAACAAGGTTAAATCAGTGGCTTACAGCCGGAACTTTAAAGAAATATGAAATACACACAGCAGGTGAGTATGTTATATTCAATGTTTGCAGAAAGAAAGAACAGGAGTAATCCTGTTCTAAATTTTTTAATCTTTAATAAGGAGAGAACTTTAAAACTTAAGCTTATGTTTATCAAATCACTTATTGAAGAAATAGTAGGAATCTCTATCTTGTTAGGAAGAACTACTAATCCCGAAGTATTAACTGCACTTGAGTCCATGGATAAAGACCATGTGAAAGAATACAGGGATTCATTAGCAGAAGAATTTAGGATATTGCGTCCTAATGTGCATTTGCTATTAGAAGAAGAAGGGGTATAACCCTTTCTTTTTTTTAAATCTTTAGTAAGGAGAGAATTATAAAACTATTTACTATGAAAAAGATTGGAGGTTATTTGGTTGCAGTTGCAACAATGGGTGCTATTTCAGGACTTGCTGTTTCTATGGGAACACACATTCTAATGGGAATGGGAGTAATGAGTTTGTTTTGGGCAGGTATGTTTGCACCAATGTTAGGAGGGGAATAATCCCCTTTTAATTTTAAATCTTTAATAAGAAGAGAAATATAAACTATGTGGATACTTGAATACATTGTTAATGACTCTGATGTTAGAGAGTCATATACATTCCCAACAAGGGATTTAGCTTATTGGAAGAAGTATGATTTGGAAAACCAAGGTAATCATACTTATGGAAAGTTTAGAATTAGAAAGGGGTAAGACCCTTTCTTTTTTAATCTTTAATAATATAAGAACAATTAAATTATTTATTATGACACAGTTAGTTTATTTAAACAAGAAGAATTGCACGGTAGATTTTATCTCTAATAGAAACAATGTAATTGTAACTATTACTTATCCTGAATTAGGATTATCAGATGAATCCACAGGAACATGTGATGTATTCAGGAATGTAGCTATGAATAAGAAATACTTCAACCAAATTAACTCAATGGGTTATGTTGAAGGAAGACTTAGACGTGCAGATGATGGCTTATGGCTATTTGAAGGATTTAGTTTTAAGTAATAATTGGGGGTGCAATGCATCCCCTTTTTTATTTTTTAATCTTTAATAAAATATCAATCTTAAAACTATTTATTATGCTTAAAGGAACACTTACATTGGTCGGTAAAAACATATATACTGACAAATTTAATAGACCCTATGCTTGGGGTAGAGTTATCATAACTGGAGAAGAAACAGAATCCTTTGTTATGATTCCTATGAGAGACCTGTTCTTTGTTAGTATAGGTACTGAAATTAAAGTACATGGACTACCAAAGTCAAATGGTTATAAGCAATCTTATGTAATGGAACCAATGGATGATTTTAATTATCAGGTTTCCCTAATGGAAAAATTGGTGGAACATAAGGTTGCTGAGCTGTTAGCTGAAAAGGGGATGTGATCCCCTTTTTAATCTTTAATAATAAGAAAAACTTAAAATTATTTATTATGGAGATCAAAAGAATTAAAGCACCCAAGTTTAGAGTAGGAAGATATGTACTCAATGAATATGAATTTAGAAACTTACAACTTGAGGTTGCATTGGGTATAAAACCTGCGGGAATAAAAGTAACAGACTCTTTAGGTAATAAGTCCACGATTATAGAGAATGGTTGCTTGAGCCACAGCCTTAATAAAACAATGGGCATATCAGGAGAGCTATCTCTTGAGTTACTAAGAGCAAACAGAAGGGGGGAATAACCCCTTTTCTTTTTTTGAAAAGTTAGCCAAGGAGTGTTAAGTCTCCACACGGTGGAGCAAGTAGACTTTGGTCCTGATAATCAAGGACTTAGAAAATGACTAAAAATACAAAAACTTATTCTTAGAAAGGAGAACACTCCGTGTTCAGCCTAACAGAAATCTTTAATAAAAAGAAAAAGCCTAAAAGGGCAAGGCTTGATTTTGCCCTACAACAATAATCTCATAATTTTATCAAAATGGGAATTGCATTAAAATTTGTGGAGCAAACAACTTCACGCGGTAACTTAATTAAAGTAGCAAAAATCAAAGGCACTCTTAAAAGACTGAGTGACAAGGTTTTTGACTATGACGTTGAGAATGAAAAGGGGGAGGTTGAAAAGGTTGAGTACAAACTTGCAACTGTTGAGTTCTTAGATGAGAACCAGCAAAAGCATGTAGCCAACAATGTGCATGTTTATAAGACTTCTTATGAGCAAGGCATGGAGGCAGGGGAAACTTACTTAGGCTCTGTTACCCGCAGTAAGAATGCTGATGGTAGCCCGCGTAGTCCATGGTGGAGTTTATCTTCATTAGTTATTGGTGCAGAAATCACTGATGACATGTTTGAGGAGGTGGAAGAAACATCCAAGGTGTTGAACCTGTAAGGGTGCTGAAAGGGGGAGTGTGTAGAAATACATGCTCTCCCTTTTTAATTACTGAGCCGGGAGTATATAGTACAACTCACTATACTTAGAAAGGAGAAACTCTAAGGAGTTTCAGCCTGTGGAATCTTTAATAAGACAAAAAAGGAGACTGTATTTGCAGCGGTCACCGCAGGGTACCTTTGCTGTTGTTGCAAACATTCTATGGATAACCATAACTTACTGATAACCAGCGCGGAAATAAGTTTGTTTTAATCTATTAGTCTATGTTACTATTAACCACTCTCTCTATTTATTAACACTAATGTATCTGTATTTTACTATACTAGTATAGTATAGTTAAAAGATTTTATATAGCTAACTTGTTATTAACCACACTAGTCTTACTATACCTATGTACATTACTACTACTATCTCTATTGGTATTAGTGTTAATGTTATTACCTCTATATACAGATAGAGCAACATAGAGAAATCTTCCCGGATATTTGCCGGTCATCATATAACCCAATTTATTAACCCTTAAATCTACTAGTTATGATTTTCAAAACTATGATTCAGATGTTTCAAGGTAACTTACACCTTGTACAGTATGTTAAATACTCTAATGGTAAAACAGTAAAAAGAGTATTAGACAAGCAAGGCATCCCGATTGCTGTTGAGCAGTTGGGATAACCTA